AAGGAGCGTCTTTACCCGCTATCTTTACAGCATGATTCATGCCTTTGATATCCGACACATTGATTGAGCCTTGAACCTCTAATTTAACGGGTCCTAACATAGTATAGTTTGACTCTTTCATTGCGGCGATACCTAGAAGTGCGCGCGGCACACTTTCAGCAGAACGGATATGCGTGTGGCTTGGAAGTTGTAAAGACTCTTGCCCTGTTCTTAAATTAAGAGCGCCCTCCCATTGACTCACTATACATAAGTCTTGCGAAGATGCTTTAAGGAAAGTCAGCACTTTTGCTACATCACTAATATACACCTTACCCGGCATATACTTTACATCAGCACTAATCATTACTCCAATACTCTTTGAACAATAGTGGGTCGTAGTATCAACAGCACCATAGACGCGGTTGTCTTTTATTTCAAGAAGTATATCTTCTATGTTGTTCCCAAAACTGTTCAAGAATGATTGGAATTTAGCCCTTTCAAGTATTACTTGGGCGGCCATTCTATCACCTCTCCTGTTAAACTAAAGTGTATCTCACCACATTTCTTACACAACGGTCTTTTATCATGCCATGCGCTATCGTCCGCTAGTTTGACGGGTGTCGGTGTGTATTGCAGTTTATCGCCGCAAAGATAGACTGTTTGTGTTCCGCTTCTGCTTATGTGTATAGGATATTTCTCGGGGTTTGATTTACTCATCGTCTTCACCTTCTGCCTTCGGGTCTTCCTTTGGAACATATCTTAGACAAATGCAAGCATAGTAGTGTATCACAGTTTCACCATCTAAAACATGCGCTTCTTCAACTTCACCGGTTCCGCCGCAAGCCATACACTTTGGGTCGGGAACAACAGTCATCTTCTCATTAAAGATACAGTCGCAAGGCTCGTCTATGAAATCAACATCAACGCATTCGCCGTCAATGTCATACACCGCTTTTTGGGTCCACAGCCTGCCTTCACCACCACAGACCATGCAAGCAGGGTCGGGGTAGTATGAAGGGTATTTGTCAATCAAACTTTCTTCTGTTCTCCTTCTAGCATTGTTTTTCGCTTTCTTCCCTGTTCTCGGGAAATCTCCATGTTCATTTGTATCCATCATCATATACCATCTCTTAATTCCGGCAACCCAAACCATTCGGGTTCCTCTCCTTTCTTTGTCTTCATAATAGTTCTGCGCTGGTCTAGTAAAGCAGGGTTGGTTCTGCATTTTACAAACTCAACTTCGTATCTCATTTCACCTGTCGGCGCGCCGTCCTCGTTTCGGACTTTGGTCTTATGGAAGTAAATGATTTGATTCATGTAGTTCGCAGTTTTGTTCTCCCAAGCAGGCTTTTTACCAATAACAGCACCGGCCTTATCTTGTAGTTCCTTGAAGTGTGTTTCTAAATAAACACGAACACCTAGACCCATCAATACTCTAACAATTGCTGTTAGTTGGTGAAATCTAGTTGAACGAATCTGCCAATTAAATCTCATACCTATTTGTTGGTGCGGGTCAACCTTAGCGCCTATACCATCGGGCGCTGTGCCTAAGTCTTCAATGAACATACAGTTTTTACAAACCTCGTCCCATTGGTCTAACCCTGTTACTAAAAGAGAATTGAGTCTAGGCTTGTTGCCTCTATCTCTAGCCCATTCAACAAGTGTTCGCCCAATATTCATAACTCTAGCATGCGTAGCAGGATAATCAAAAGCATCTCTTGACTCATTTTGCATGACCCACGGCGACAAGACTCTAATGTTTTTAGCGTTAGCGCGGTGATGAGAAGTTCGTATTGTTTGCCCTCCACCGTCAAAGTCTAAAACAAAAACAACTTCGCCGTTTTTAATTTCTTCATCAGTAAGGCTGTCAAGGACAACACCTGTTTTACCGCCACCTTCGGGTCCAACCAAAGCACAAAGAGTTTGATTGTCCGGTAGTATGTTTGCTGACTCTTGAATTTCGTCCCAAATAGATGAAGCGATAGGCGCTCCTGTCTTTTGTTCTTCCTCCAATGATACAGGTTCAAACGATACAGTTTGCGCCTTTTCCATTTGTATTTCTTCTTCTGCTTGCTTTTGTAAATCTCTTAAATTAGCCATTCTTATTCAACTCCTTCTCCATCAAATTGTGTTGAGTTAGTTTCGCCACCTTCGCCTGCCGGAATAGCATAGCGTGGTATAGCGTAAATACCAACTGCGTTTATCTTTGGAGCATCACCATCATCTCTCCTAACCATAGCAAGACGGCCATAGATGAATACTGTTGATTTGATAGCGTAAGGCTTCCAACCTTCTTCGGTTGCATATTCAAACACATGAGCATTGTCGCCCAAGAATCCGTGAATACTTACACCAATATCCCTTCTAGCGTCATCACCAAATGCTCTCATCAAATCAAAGGAAGTTACTCTCATGAAATATGTATGCCCCGTTGGGTCATACTCATAGTCGCTAGGCTCTAATCTCAAATCGCTAACTCGCGCTTTAATCATCACCATAGGTCCTACAGGATTAGGAATACCCGGTATTGTTTCGCTCTTAGTATCATATATTTCGGATAGAGTTGACAAATCTTTCACGAACATCTTAGATGTCGGCAACAGTCTGTCGGGTCTTACCGCATCAACAAGGTCATCGGACACAATAGCGCCGTATGTAATTGCTGATGGGAATGGTAGTGTGTTCCATACATCTTCCCAACCTTCTCTAACATTGTTGCGCTCTCTTACTGATACTGTGCATGGTTCATACATTTGAGGCACATGCCAATCACTAGGGTCCTTTGATGTAACAGTTAGTCTTAACGCATTTTGAGAATTGACGAAATCTTCTTTCTCATTACCATAGAAATGATAGGTGCGTTGCCATCGGTAAGGTGTGATAGGCTCACCAAATCGCGCCCATTCGGGGTTATTCTGTAAGATAGCAATGGATAGTCCGTGTTCTTCAAATAAGAACCACGGCTTTGAGTCTGCTGATTCTTCTGTTTTAACAGAACCATCTTTCTTCTCAAGATACCATGCGCCGTCTTGGACATAAGCGCGGGCTACAAGTCCTAAGTCAATCGCTTCTTGTAAATCTTTCAATGCCGCCGATACAGCAGGCGCTCTTTTGTTCGCTTGAGCATCTCGGACTCTAGCGTCCATTCCGATGAAATAGCCTACAAGTTTTACAGACTTAGTTGATGATGTGTTGTCCATCACCCTTCTTTCAACTATGAAAGATTCAGCCGCTTCTATTAGAAACTCATCGTCTTCATTATTGGCGTTATCTATTCCGAGGTCTGTCTTAAGGTAAGTATAGAATTCGCCAAAAGCGTCATCTAAACTCTTGTTGTGCTTTTCAGCCCACCACTTAAGGCGTTCTTCAACCTCGGGGTTCCATTGTTCGTTATTGCTTGCTTCGTTATTTATGTTATTTAGGTTCATACTTGTTCCTCCTTTATTTTTGTGTCTTGCCTATACAGGGTCGCTATAAAGTAGTCCACGAAGGACCGGCTAGATAGGGGCCATGTGTGCATTCGCAACACGAAATCACCCCATACAGACAAGAAGGTATATAGTCGTTCCGGCGCAAAACCGACGGAAGTGGCGTAATCATGCAATTTTATCATGACGCCGTGAATAGTTTGGCTTGGGTTGTCAAGCATTTTGATAAGCACTAAATGCAACTGCTCCCAATCACCCGCCGCTACAAACATAGCGGCTTTATCAAATTCGTTAGAGTTCTCCGGTAGGGACAATCCGCTTATCAAGAAATTTTGCATTGCGCGGAGGTCATTTCCAAAGTGAATCTTCAACTGCTCGGGACTTATCTCATTGATTCGGTCCGTATCAATCTTATTTTTTGATAATAGAAGATGCTGATAGGCGCGTATATCATCGGCATTATATTCCCCAAACTTGAAAACTGTGCATCTTGATTGAAGTGCCGGAATAATAGATGATATGTCATTACAAGTCAATATAAAATTGACTGTTGACTTCTCCATAATTCTTCTCAAAGACTCTTGTGCTTGTTTAGTAAGCCCATCAGCCTCGTCAAGCAACAACCATACAGGTTCCCAAAGCGGGTTGCTTTGTGCTACTTGTTTTATTTTGTTCCGTATGAAATCTATACCGCGCTCATCGGAAGCATTGAATTCAATCAGTTTATGTCCGCATTCATTTGCTATGACATAGGCCGCAGTTGTTTTACCGGTTCCGGGCGGTCCCGCAAACAACAAGTGTCCCACTTCTCTCTTATCTTCATACTCTTTCCAATCGTCTATCCAATAGAACGGCAGATTCATTTTATTCTTTCCAATAGTTTCAGTATTTGTTTTCGGTTCAAACATCTTTT